CAGGAGTGTACTTTGAACTACATACTCTTTGTATAGTCCAGGTGTAATTTCCTGATGTTGCTGCTACGCTTGTTGCTGAAGTGCTTATTGTTGCTTTAGTAGCTGTACCTCCATTCATATCCCAAGCAAACCCTGCTGTATTGTCTGGTAAATAAATGATTTGACTACCACCTGTATTTGTAAGTTCAAAATCATCAGGATCAAAGTCTTGATTTACGCCATCCCAAAACTCTGAATATCCATAATAGCCTGTGTGTGTTACTGCGCTTTGAGCTGTACCTGTACCTCCACCATCTACTGCTGTAAAGGTTGTTATAACGTAAGATATAGCTACAGTGTCTATTGTACCTCCAGAAGTACCTCCATACGTTGCACTATAATAGTCTTTAGCTAGAGTTGCGATTTCAAATACTGTTCTGTTGCTTGTTGCGTTTTTGAGTATCGTATAACGCAAAGTACCATCTATCGTAAGTGCCATTTGTGCTGATAAATGACCTGCTGTAGTAACAGTAACAAAATATGGACTTCTTAGTAGTATATTAGCCATTAGTGTCGAATATTATTTTTTCTATATCTTTTACAAAACTTTTTTGTAACTCAGCAGGTAGCTTTTCGTATGCTTGGTTAAAAGGCTTGGTAAAGAACATACTTGCTCTTATACCTTTGTTAAATACGCTTCTTGCTATTGCAAACTGTAAACTTTGATTTGTTATAAATCTTCCTGTTTTCTTGTCTCTACCTTTTATACCTTTACGCTTAACAAAATCCTCAAATGCTGATGCAGGTGGTACATCAGACCTATAAGAAAAAGGAGAGTTCTTATTTTCGATATAATTAGACTTTGTACCTTTTACACCTTGATCTTGAAACTTACCATACTTTTCCATATAAAACTCTACACCTATAGAGCCTCCTCTGTTGAATGGTTTGTACTCTAAACTGTTGTATAGTTTCTTAGTTACGTTCTTACTTCCTTTCTTAGTTCCTTTTGTGAGTCTTGACCTTGCTTGTTGTATAACAAACTTTCCAAACTTATTTAACTCCTCTCTGACTTCTTTTAGCTGCATACGTTTATATCATTAGCGATTAACACATTAAACGTACAAGCTACACCTGCCATTTGATTTTCAAACCTTTCATAGAAAAACTCACAAGAAGCATCTCCCTCTAACTGATATTTGTTTTGGTATAGAGTGCCTTTGCTTAATAAACCTACTAATTTATTTGCTACAGCTAATTGTGTGTTTATAATATCTTGCTCGTTGTTGTTGCCTCTGAATATATCTGTTACCTCATCCTTTGACTGGTCTACTATATCCATAGACATTACTGTAATGTTAAAGTTGAGGACTTGTTCCTGGATAGTTACGTTGTTTACTATTATGTGGCTTAATGGGAAGATTGTTTGCTTAGATAAGTCTATGTCGAATATATCGCCTGTTGTTACAGTATTGACATTCTCATCTGCTAAGAGATTAGTCTTAATAGTGTCTGTGATTTGGTAATAGCCTCTTACTCCTTGATTCATCGGTTAAATTTGCTTTTCATTTGTTTTGATTCTGCCTCAGCTTTGTCTTTCATATAAGTTAAAGCATATAGGCAGGTGTGTATGTTTAGTTTAGTGATATCTTCAAATCGTGTAATATCTCCTTGAGAGAGTCCGAAAAGCGATTGATACCATCCCCATTTTTTCCCAAAATTTGCTGTTGCACTAAGGCTATCTCCTCCTCCTCCAAATAGCTCATCATAGCTTGAGACAAGTCCATCCCTAAATGATAAAAAAAAAGTATAGAACTTAATACAGCATCCATTGGCATTGATTTCATTATATCAGGATCATCTCCTGTGTAATCTTCTATTAAATATTTTTCCTCGTACTTTTGTTTAATAGGTCTATATAAAACATTCATAGCTCTATGTAGATTGTCCATATCTCCTATGTAAGTGTCAAGATCTATATACTCTCCAAAGCTCATATCTTCTAGCTTAGGTATAAAGCCATAAGTCTTGCTACCCATTTTAAACTCTCTTACAAGCTGAGGTTTTTCATTGAACATACTTGTTAGTATTGCTGTTATGTCTCTAATGCTTTTAGCTTTCATAGCCATTATGGTATCGCCTCTTAGTCCACAAAATATTTCTATCATTTTAATAGCTAAGAAGTTCTCATCTTCATTCTCAGACTGTATCTTTAGATACTTTTGATATTGACCTAAAGTAATCTCGCTAAGAGTATCAGGAATATAAACCTCTACTTTCATATATATATAACGTAAAAAAATAAAGTTTTAGAAACTATCTAATTGCATATTGTCCTCTATTAGGATTCTTTAGTTGCATCATTAAAGCGTATCTTGCTGCATCAATACAGTCAGGGTGTGTACCTGTAGGTTTTTGTAGATTGTTACCCTCTTTGTCTTTATCCCATACATAACCTTGCAGCTCCCTAATTAGATTCTTAGAACTAGATGTGATGTATATTTCGTTTTGATTGATTAGGTTTATTCCGTAGACTATAGAATCTCTACCTTTAGTTACAGGGAATACTTTGTGTCCATAGTTTCTTAACTCCTGAATTGATTTAGGCTCTGCACTATCAGCGTATATGTTTTCTTGTATCTCGTTTTGTTTAATGAAATAACTAAGGTCTCTATTTAACATTCCCTTACGATACAATACCTCATCAAAGATATAAGCGTGATTCCATTTATATAGTCTTATGATTGTTGAGGGATCTACAGAATATCCAAAGTCTAAACCAGAACAAAGCAATCTTGCTTCTTGTGGTATTTGATCTATAGGTTTCCAATCAGGAATACACACACCCTCTAAACTACCTATCTGTCCTAGTCCATAGACTTTCCACCAATTAGCCCAATAGGTTGAGGTCTTACCTTTCTCTCTTGCTTTTTCTATTTCTTTGACTATTGATTCAGGTAGACTATCATTGTCTTTGTAAGTTAAGGTTATGAAGTTAGCATCTTGCTGTCCTATTAGTTCTTTGTCTACCCAAAATAAATTAGCAGGGTTATAGTCAAGCCATATGTTACCTGATGTTCTAACTGCTAATTGTTGATAGGAATCAAAGCTAACATTGTTACACTCGTTTATAAATAAGTCTGTTCTTCTTGCTCCTCTTAGTTTGTCAGGCTGATCTGTACTAAAGAACTCTATATAACTACCATTACTAAATTCGTATTTTAAGGTACTTTTGTTGAACTTTCTATCATCATACCTATTCAACCCCTTTAAGATGTTTAAGAAGTCTTTTAAAGCACCCCTACGTAAGTGTGGTATTGATTCGGCTACTATGCTTATTTCTTTTCCTTTGTTTCGGATTGCATAGTCTATAAGTATTGCTATGATTGCTATTGTCTTACCTGCTGATGATCCTCCTCTAATTATGCGAACTCGTTTCTCAAGTTCTCTGAGTTTAAGTAGTGCTGAGGTTTTGGTTACTTGCATTAATCAATAAATAAAGGTACATCTTCGTTTATGTGTATGTCCTTTGTTTCTTTTGGTTTACCCTCTACATAGTTGTAGTATAGTTGTACATATTTAAAGTCTCCTTTCTCTAAACCTTTTTTAAGAGCTGCAAATGCTAAAGGCTCTAACGGAGATAGCTTTTCTATTAATTTAGATTCTTCAGACTTAGGTTTTCTACCTGCACCCTCTCGCTTACCACCATTAAATTTTCGTTTATCCATAATTGAAAAAAGATTGATTAATCAATTATATAACGTAAAAAAATTGCTTTTTAACTGTCTGTCTATATCTCTGTTGTTTTTTGTTTCATAAATAGTTGTTTTACTTGAATAGTTTGTTCTTAAAAAATTTATTATACTTTTATACCTTCTATAAACACTATAGTAGTTTATATCAAGCAATTTAGATATTTTAGTTATATTAAAATTATTTTCCATAACATAATCTAAAAACAAGCTATCCTCTTTGTTCAATTTTTTTATTTTTAATAAAACATTTTTATATCTATCCTCTTGCTTTTTCATTTTTTTTGTGCTTATTGAAAATAATATTTTATTTCTTGTTTGCTGCCCTTTCCAATCTATATTTCTGTAATCATTATAATAAAACAACTTGTCTATGTGTCTTAATGATTTTTCTAAAGAAACATATTTATTGTTTATTTTTTTCCTATATGTATCAATATATACTGAGTTTAAAACTTTTTTAAAGTATTCTATGTTGATGTCATCATAATAGTAAACAGGTCTTTTTAAAAACTTTAAATATGCTGTTTGTAAAATGTCATCTAAGTCTTGTACTTTTATAATGTTAAATGTATTTTCTACATTCCATTTGTTTATAAAACTCAGCCACAAACCCTTTTTTTGTATAAGACTTTTTCCTAAACTATTTAGACTCATCTTTCTCTAATTGTTTCTTAATTACCTCAACACTCATATAGATTTGACTTACTATATTCTCTAATCTTTTTATTCTTTGTATTGTGGTGTATTTCTTTTGTTTCAAAATAATTCTGTTTGGGTTGTTTCTTGTTTTGTCATTATCCCTAATGCTGTGTCTAATATAGTTTTCCCTGCTTCATAATCAACCAGGTTTCTTGCTATTTTTAACCTTAGTTGCTTTCCTTTATACTTTCTAAAGTCAAAATCGTGAAAGCTATTATAATGCGTTAAACTTTCAGAGTTAGTACTCGCTTCTTTTAATTTGTTTCCTCTATTGCTAAGTACAGCAGGTAATTTAAAATTAGTCCAGTACAAATGCCTACCTCTTTTGTAGGGGTTAAACATTGGCTCGTAATATGGTATAACATTCTCCACACAATATTTTGTATTACAATGATACTGTAAAAAAATTATTTCTTGATATAGTTTCATATCTGGATAAATTGGTTTCTTTCCATTTTTACCGAAACCCCAATACCTAGCTCTACTATGTGTAGGACAAGGTGGAGAACTCCAGATAAAATCAAACTCTTTATAATGTTCTAACAAATATTGATGTGCATCTGCTACTATTACTTTATCTTTTGGAAATCTCTCTTGGTAAAGTCTTGCTAATTCTTCATCCCACTCTACAGCAGTAATATCGTGTTCATCTCCCCACTTATATCTATTACCTCCTAAACAAGCATAAAGATTTAGTATTTTCATTCTGTACCTGCTATTATGTGGTCTTTAGGGTCTCTGTTTCGATTGTATTGGTCTATGTACCACTCCTCGCCTCTGTCTCCCTCTATTTCTTTTTGTAAGTGTGCTAATGCTCTCCAAGCTATTTTTGCTGAGTGTCTTACTCCATCTATATCGTGCATACCATTTTCCATTAGGTGTCGCAT